AGAATATTGAAGAAAAGAAAGCACTTATAGAAAAAGAAAAAGTGCGTGAAGCCAGTACACGCTTTCATATTATACATTCAGCCATACGTACACAAGACGCTGAAGTTACAGAACGTTTGAAGAACTTCAAGATTGATGAACCTGAATATGATGTGGAAACACCTAACGTGCCAATGATGTGGCAGGGTACTCGGAATTCTATTCTTTACCCCCCCCCTGACTTAATGGAACGTCATATTACTAAGTCGCATGATGAAAATAGAGAAATTTCTAATCAAATGAACCTCCAATTTTCTCCACCAGCTATTGTGTACAAATTCTTACTGAGTAATCACATCTTGGAAGCATTCCGTAATTCTCGAATGCAGACTAAGTTACAACAAGTAAATAAAGCTAGAGTTGATTATAATATTTTTATAGTCCTCGACGAAGGTTGGTTAACAGTTTTTAAAGATTACCTACCTACAGCTATCTTAGCAATGACAGGTGCTGGATATTATTACTTTACCAAAAGTGGTTACTTCCCCGTACACAAAAATTTACCTGCAGTCGGCGCAGTAGTGGCAAAATGTCAGGAAAATGTTGGCTATCAGGCAGCATATAGAGCATTCTTCTTTAAAGACTATGCTTCTATGAAAGAAATTTCCGTCACAGCTGAACAAGTTTTTAAGGATCTGGCTTTGTTTGAAGATCAAAAGACGAAAGCATACCAAAGAGCTAAGTTTTTCAAAAAGATGCAGCCTCATGCCGGAGTTGTTAAAGATGTCAAGGACGGTGTTGAAGCCGTGCGTCAAGGCATGAAAGCTGTAGCTGATGTTAAGACTGCGGTCGAAGGAGTTGTTGATACATTATCCTATAATGGATACAAGCATGAGTCTATCATTGAGTTAGTGTTAGCACGCTTTGAGGACTTCATGCTCGCATATGTTGGTTTCACAAATTCGGCGAATTTCGTCGGGGCAGCAGCTGTTATTGGGGCCTATGTAAAGTCCTTGGGCTTTAATGGTTCCATCACACATGCTCTTATCCTTGCAATGAAGAG